CGGGCTATGCTGCGAAGGGCGTTTTCCTGCTGAGGTGTCATTGAACAAGTCCCATGTCGGCAAGCATAAGCACACAGAATATGAAGCCCGCTGCCAGAAAAATGCATTCCGTGGTTGTCATGCAGCCTCCCGACGGGCAAGAATCCTTGAGCCGAACGCCATCAACTCTCCACGATCAACGGTCGTAAAGTGGCAGTGTGTACGGGGGTATGGGTGCCAGATAATGAGCATCGAGCCTTTATTATTTCCACTGACGTGTTTCCCGGTGAGTGGGTTAATAAATGCCAGTCGTCCTGCCGTGATGAATCTGACCTCACTGGCGGTTTGTATCGCTTCATGAAACCATCCGACAGATGTGTCAGCAGGTAATAACATTACACATCCCACACTGCTGAATTTGTTTTCAGTGGCTGCCTTTTTCACAAAAGGGGAAATATTGCTGTATGGTGGATTCAACCAGACATAACCAGAGGCATATCCCATTGCTTACTGGTTGGTTACCAACTTGTACCAGAACATGCGGGCCAATGCGCTGACTGACGCGGAATTACGGCGCAAGGCTGCCGATGAACTGTCCTGTATGACCGCGCGAATTAACCGTGGTGAGGCGATACCTGAACCAGTAAAACAACTTCCTGTCATGGGCGGTAGACCTCTAAATCGTGCACAGGCTCTGGCGAAGATCGCAGAAATCAAAGCTAAGTTCGGACTGAAAGGATCAAGTGTATGACGGGCAAAGAGGCAATTATTCATTACCTGGGGACGCATAAGAGCTTCTGTGCACAGGACGTTGCCGCGGTAACAGGTGCAACCGTAACCAGCATAAATCAGGCTGCGGCTAAAATGGCGCGGGCAGGAATCCTGGTCGTTGATGGTAAGGTCTGGCGAACGGTGTATTACCGGTTCGCTACCAGAGAAGAACGGGAAGGAAAGGTGAGCACGAATCTGATTTTTAAGGAGTGTCGCCAGAGTGCCGCGATGAAACGGGTACTGAGGGTATATAAAAGAACATCAATGGGAACACAATGATGAAACAGGTGAGTTGAGTTCAAACTGTAGTACAATTCTCTCCAGTTTGAACAGGAAAGAATATGCTATGAACCCTTATATTTATCTTGGTGGTGCAATACTTGCAGAGGTCATTGGTACAACCTTAATGAAGTTTTCAGAAGGTTTTACACGGTTATGGCCATCTGTTGGTACAATTATTTGTTATTGTGCATCATTCTGGTTATTAGCTCAGACGCTGGCTTATATTCCTACAGGGATTGCTTATGGTATCTGGTCAGGAGTCGGTATTGTCCTGATTAGCTTACTGTCATGGGGATTTTTCGGCCAACGGCTGGACCTGCCAGCCATTATAGGCATGATGTTGATTTGTGCCGGTGTGTTGGTTATTAATTTATTGTCACGAAGCACACCACATTAAAATAATTTGTTTCTAAACGACTAAAATATGGAGGCTCTTATATTTATATGAGCCTCGTTTTATGCTTTTTGTTAATGTCTTTATTTTTTATGTATTCTTTTGTGCTTTCAAGATTATGGCGTAAGAAAATTGCAATACGATTATTGTTGTATATTCAAGATAATGTGACCTTAATTGTCTTTTTAAATAAAAATTAAACAAAAATTATATCCCACCACTAAGGTTTATAAAAGCATACGTTAGCAGGTGTCACCATGAAAAAAGCCATAGCATATATGCGATTTTCATCACCAGGTCAGATGTCTGGCGACTCATTAAACCGACAGAGAAGACTTATTGCTGAATGGTTAAAGGTAAATAGTGATTATTATCTTGATACCATAACATATGAAGATTTAGGATTAAGTGCATTCAAAGGAAAGCATGCACAATCAGGAGCTTTTTCGGAATTTTTAGATGCTATAGAGCATGGTTATATATTGCCAGGAACTACATTGTTAGTTGAAAGTCTGGACAGACTTTCAAGAGAAAAAGTCGGTGAAGCGATTGAACGTCTGAAATTGATTTTGAATCACGGTATTGATGTTATAACTCTTTGCGACAATACAGTCTATAATATTGACTCTTTGAATGAGCCATATTCATTAATAAAAGCCATACTTATAGCACAAAGGGCAAATGAAGAAAGCGAGATAAAGTCAAGTCGGGTTAAATTATCATGGAAGAAAAAACGGCAGGATGCACTGGAATCAGGTACGATTATGACGGCGTCTTGTCCGAGATGGCTCTCCTTAGATGACAAAAGAACGGCTTTTGTTCCAGACCCCGACAGGGTGAAAACTATTGAGCTAATTTTTAAACTCAGGATGGAAAGGCGCTCATTGAATGCAATAGCCAAGTATTTAAATGATCATGCTGTAAAGAATTTCTCAGGAAAAGAAAGTGCATGGGGACCTTCTGTAATTGAAAAATTATTAGCGAATAAAGCTCTGATAGGTATATGCGTACCTTCATATCGTGCAAGAGGGAAAGGGATAAGTGAAATCGCTGGCTATTATCCCAGAGTCATATCAGATGATTTGTTTTACGCTGTACAGGAAATTCGGTTGGCACCTTTTGGTATTAGCAATAGTAGCAAGAATCCTATGCTAATAAATCTACTTCGAACAGTTATGAAGTGTGAGGCTTGTGGTAATACCATGATTGTTCATGCGGTATCTGGAAGTTTGCATGGCTATTATGTTTGTCCGATGAGAAGATTACATCGATGTGACAGGCCATCAATAAAAAGAGATTTGGTTGATTATAATATCATTAATGAATTGCTTTTTAATTGTAGCAAAATTCAACCAGTTGAAAACAAGAAAGATGCTAATGAAACTTTAGAGTTAAAAATTATTGAGCTTCAGATGAAAATTAATAATTTAATCGTTGCATTGTCTGTCGCGCCTGAAGTTACCGCTATAGCAGAGAAAATAAGACTATTAGATAAGGAATTACGAAGGGCTTCGGTATCATTGAAAACTTTGAAGAGTAAAGGTGTAAATTCATTCAGTGATTTTTATGCTATTGACTTAACCAGTAAAAATGGACGAGAGTTATGCCGTACACTTGCCTATAAAACATTCGAAAAAATCATAATTAATACGGATAATAAAACCTGTGATATCTATTTTATGAATGGCATTGTTTTTAAACACTATCCTTTAATGAAAGTAATATCCGCCCAGCAGGCGATAAGTGCTCTCAAATATATGGTTGATGGTGAGATTTATTTCTAAATAATGATCTCGGATTTTAAGTTATGCTATGGTGATAAAGTGCAAGACAGAATTAATTATCTTTGACGAAACTTAATGGGTAATTACTTTGTTTGCTCCCACAAGCGAGTTTTGTACGGCTGTATTGGGGTAGTAAATGAGCTATACAATCTTAATCATTTGTTAGGTGAGAACTCTTGGTCGCAGATTCAAATACTGAAAATACGTGACAAATTATTATGAGCAAAATGGTGTATGTCACGTATTTTGAATGGTAGGTTAAAAAATAACACCGACTTTCGTAGGTATTACTAATAATAAAGCAGAGTTTTTAGATAGTATCAATGTGCTTTGTGTATATTGTGGCAAATAATTGGGTTGGGGGTACAATTGTGATTGCTTTTGCATGAACATTGCGCCTTTATGCATAATGAGATAAAGGAATATCAAATAAAATAACGATAGGTCATAACAAAGAGGTTTTTATGAAAACACTTATCGTTTCAACTGTATTGGCATTCATAACATTTTCTGCGCAGGCTGCAGCATTTCAGGTCACTAGTAATGAAATAAAAACAGGAGAGCAACTTACAACGTCTCATGTCTTTTCTGGATTTGGGTGTGAAGGTGGTAATACATCGCCCTCATTAACCTGGTCTGGTGTTCCTGAAGGTACCAAAAGCTTTGCCGTAACTGTATATGATCCAGATGCACCTACAGGCAGTGGTTGGTGGCATTGGACTGTTGTTAATATTCCAGCAACAGTAACATATTTGCCCGTTGATGCAGGGAGACGTGATGGAACAAAACTGCCGACTGGTGCTGTTCAAGGCCGAAATGATTTTGGCTATGCTGGGTTTGGTGGCGCATGTCCTCCTAAAGGAGATAAACCACATCATTACCAGTTTAAAGTATGGGCTCTAAAAACTGAAAAGATTCCTGTAGATTCTAACTCCAGCGGAGCGTTAGTTGGTTATATGCTTAATGCTAATAAAATCGCAACCGCTGAGATAACACCAGTTTATGAGATAAAGTAGGGTGAGAGTATGCTGGCAAGAGGTAAGACTAACTTAAAGATCGAAGAAATACGGATGCATAAACATCATGAGATTCATAGGGTTAAGCCTCTTATGCCAGCTTTGTGTCGTATCCGTCAGGGAAAGAAAGTTATCAATTGGGAGACGCATACTTTAACTGTTGATAATAATCAAATAATATTATTTCCTTGTGGTTATGAATTTTATATTGAGAATTATCCTGAAGCAGGGCTTTATCTTGCAGAAATGCTTTACTTACCCATTGATTTAATTGAGAGTTTCCAAAAACTTTATACGGTAACTGATCAAATACGTAACAAAACAAGTTTCTTTTTACCTCAGAATCCTGAGTTAATATATTGTTGGGAGCAACTAAAAACATCTGTTTCCCGAGGCTTCTCAACTAAAATTCAGGAGCACTTAGCAATGGGCGTTCTACTTTCGTTAGGAGTGAATCATGTTAATCATTTACTTTTATCATATAGTAAACAATCATTGATAAGTCGTTGTTATAACCTGCTGCTATCCGAACCCGGCACAAAATGGACAGCAAACAAGGTTGCTCGATATCTCTACATTTCTGTTTCTACATTACATCGCCGTCTAGCAAGCGAGGGGGTAAGTTTCCAAAGTATACTGGACGATGTGAGGTTAAATAATGCGTTGTCTGCTATACAAACGACGGTAAAACCTATAAGCGAGATTGCCAGAGAAAATGGTTATAAGTGTCCTTCTCGTTTTACTGAAAGATTTCATAATCGTTTTAATATAACACCAAGAGAGATAAGAAAAGCTTCCAGAGAGTAAAAGTGTTTTAAGAAGGAGCAATTCTATCGATTTTGATTTTGGGAAATCAACACGGCATAATTATGTCACCGGAGCCTGAACAACTCCGGTGACTTCTGCGCTAAACGGGGACGTTTATGCGCACATACAATCCAAACTCTCTTCTCCCTTCACAGATGCAGAAATGCACCTGCAATTCTTTGCATCTAGCGTTTGACCTCTGCGGAGGTGAAGCGTGAACCTCTCACAAGACGGCATCAAATTACATCGCGGCAACTTCACCGCTATCGGTCGGCAGATCCAGCCTTATCTGGAGGAGGGCAAATGCTTTCGCATGGTGCTTAAACCGTGGCGTGAGAAACGCAGTCTTTCCCAGAATGCACTCAGCCACATGTGGTACAGCGAAATCAGTGAATACCTCATCAGCAGGGGTAAAACGTTCGCCACTCCAGCTTGGGTAAAAGATGCTCTCAAACACACATATCTCGGTTATGAAACCAAAGACCTGGTTGATGTCGTAACCGGTGATATCACCACTATCCAGTCGTTACGCCATACCTCCGACCTTGATACCGGAGAGATGTATGTCTTCCTGTGTAAGGTTGAAGCCTGGGCGATGAATATTGGCTGCCACCTGACTATTCCGCAGAGCTGCGAGTTCCAGCTGCTGCGTGATAAGCAGGAGGCGTAATGGCTACACCGCTTATTCGTGTCATGAACGGACACATCTACAAAGTACCAAATCGTCGTAAGCGTAAGCCTGAGCTGAAACCATCCGAAATACCAACACTGCTCGGATATACCGCCAGCCTGGTTGATAAAAAATGGTTGCGACTGGCAGCAAGGAGGAATCATGGCTGATTTGAGAAAAGCAGCGCGTGGTCGGGAATGCCAGGTAAGAATCCCTGGCGTATGTAATGGCAATCCTGAAACGTCTGTACTGGCACATATCCGGCTGGCTGGATTGTGCGGTACCGGTATCAAACCGCCAGACCTGATTGCCACCATTGCATGTTCTGCCTGTCACGACGAGATCGACCGTCGCACGCATTTTGTTGACGCTGGATATGCAAAAGAATGCGCGCTGGAAGGTATGGCGAGAACGCAGGTTATCTGGCTGAAAGAGGGGGTAATTAAGGCGTGAATACCTACAATATCACATTACCCTGGCCGCCGAGCAATAATCGCTATTACCGCCATAATCGCGGGCGCACGCACATCAGCGCAGAGGGGCAGGCATACCGCGAAAACGTCGCCCGAATCATTAAAAACGCAATGCTGGATATCGGCCTGGCTATGCCTGTGAAAATCCGCATTGAGTGTCACATGCCGGATCGCCGTCGCCGTGACCTGGATAATCTACAAAAGGCCGCTTTTGACGCACTCACCAAAGCAGGTTTCTGGCTGGATGATGCTCAGGTCGTTGATTACCGCGTTGTGAAGATGCCGGTTGTCAAAGGTGGAAAGCTGGAACTGACCATCACTGAACAGGGAGATGAATGATGTTTGAGTTTTATATGGCAGAACTTCTTCGCCACCGCTGGATGCGCCTGCGCTTATATCGTTTCCCCGGTTCTGTTTTGACCGATTACCGAATACTGAAGAATTACGCCAAAACACTGACAGGAGCAGGAGTATGAAGTCAGAGATAACAATCAACTAATACTGTTTTGTTGATTTTTGCTTGTAATTGGCGTTCTGGTCTGAGTTTTGTGGAGTAAGTTGATGCGTGATATTCAGATGGTTCTTGAGCGTTGGGGAGCGTGGGCGGCTAATAATCATGAAGATGTGACCTGGTCGTCCATTGCCGCCGGTTTTAAGGGATTAATTCCTTCAAAAGTAAAATCTCGCCCACAATGTTGTGACGATGACGCGATGATCATTTGCGGGTGCATGGCCCGTCTGAAAAAGAACAACAGCGATTTGCATGATTTATTAGTAGATTATTATGTAGTCGGTATGACATTCATGTCACTGGCAGGTAAGCATTGCTGCTCTGATGGTTATATCGGGAAAAGGTTACAGAAGGCTGAGGGCATAATTGAAGGGATGTTAATGGCATTAGATATCCGGTTAGAGATGGATATCGTTGTTAATAACTCTAATTAATATGCCAATTGTTTACTAAAAATTATTAAAAATGGGGCGTTGAGACGCCCCCAAAAATAAAGGGTAATATATAACAGAAGGTTTATATAGTTAGAAGCAAGGTTGTGCTTCTAAAGGAAGTGGCTTGAGGGAACCACTTATATGTTGGGGAGGCAAAGCCTCCCGCAACATATCTTTTTCGTAATCAGATTAGAACTGATACACCAGACCTACAGCGACGATGTCGTCGGTATCAATACCAGCTGTTTTGGTAAACTTACTATCGTCAATTAAGTTGATTTTGTAATCAACAAAAGTGGACATGTTTTTATTAAAGTAGTAAGTAGCACCGACATCGACATACTTGACTAAGTCTCGGTCACCATGAACACCAAGGTCTTTACCTTTTGACTGAAGGTAAGCAACAGATGGTCGCAGACCGAAGTCAAACTGATATTGTGCTACTGCTTCAAAGTTTTGTGCTTTGTTTGCAATATGGTTATTACCAAAAACGGTCATATTCTGAGTTTCAGAATATGTGGTAGCCAGATAGATATTGTTCGCATCATATTTCAGGCCTGCAGCCCATACTTCCGCATTTTTGCCGGAGGCATTGAATTTGCTCTTACCATAGGCGACCTGACCGTCAGTGCGATCTGATTTAGCATAGGTTGCACCCACGCCGAATCCTTCATACTCATAAGTAGTGGAGAAACCGAAACCATCACCATTGGCTTCAGTTACGTCAGTGCGGTCATTTTTACCCTGATACTGAGCAGCAAAGTTCAGGCCATCGACCAGACCAAAGAAGTCGTTGTTACGATAGGTTGCAACACCAGTGGTGCGACCAGTCATGAACACATCTGTTTGGGTCCAGGTATCGCCACCGAATTCTGGCAGAACGTCAGTCCACGCACCGATGTCGTATGCTACACCGTAGTTACGGCCGTAATCGATTGAGCCGTAGTCACCGAATTTCAGGCCTGCAAATGCAAGACGGGTTTTGTCTTTGGAGGAACCTTGAGATTCAGCGCGGTTGCCTTTGAATTCATATTCCCACTGACCGAAACCAGTCAGTTGATCGTTGATTTGGGTTTCACCTTTGAAGCCAAGACGGGCATAAGTAGTATCACCATCATCTGCATCGTTAGAGGAAAAGTAGTGCTTGGCATTAACTTTCCCGTACAGATCCAGCTTGTTACTGTCTTTATTATAAATTTCAGCTGCCTGAGCAGACATCGCCATCAGTACTGATGCAGCTACAGCAGAAATTGCCACTGTTAATTTTTTCATCGTGAGCCCTTTTTTTTGAACTATTATTAAAAAATGATGTCACTGCGCGATAAATATTCATCTAATCAATGTGATTATTTCAAGATGTAAGTTTTAGTTTCTCATTTAATTTGTGAAGTAGATCTCTATTTTTATCTGAACTTTTTCTATCGAAACCTATTTATGGCTCTTATTTGAACAAAAATAAACCTATTAGCTAATTTATATTAATGGCTGTTATTTATGGGGGTTCTATAATTCAGTGGTTTAATTTAAATCAACTAAAAATAACGCCGGAAATTATTTATTGGTTATTTGTTGAGGTTTTCTTATATATTTGTGGTGGTGTTTTGAACACTCGGTAGCATTCTCATAAATATCATTCAGTGGTTTACGTACGTAAAAAAATGGTTATGCTGTTAAGAGTGGTTACTTCGTCACACAGCTTAAACCCGCCGTCGAGCTGGTTTTTCCATTTTTTGAGTCTCGATATTAGCTGATAACTCAATACCTGAGTTATTCACTGACTCCGAGTCTGTTACGTTTCTGCTTTTTTGCGATACGTTGTATTCCCTCAATTTACACCCGCTTTGTCTGCGAGGTGGGGTTATGAAATCCATGGATAAGTTAACAACGGGTGTCGCCTATGGCACCTCAGCAGGTAGTGCCGGTTACTGGTTTTTACAGCTGCTCGATAAAGTCACGCCCTCACAGTGGGCAGCAATAGGTGTGCTGGGTAGCCTGGTATTTGGCCTGCTGACGTACCTGACAAACCTTTATTTCAAGATTAAAGAAGATAAGCGCAAGGCTGCGAGAGGTGAATAATGCCTCCATCATTACGAAAAGCCGTTGCTGCTGCTATTGGTGGCGGAGCAATTGCTATAGCATCAGTGTTAATCACTGGCCCAAGTGGTAACGATGGTCTGGAAGGTGTCAGCTACATACCATACAAAGATATTGTTGGTGTATGGACTGTATGTCACGGGCATACAGGAAAAGACATCATGCTCGGTAAAACGTATACCAAAGCAGAATGCAAAGCCCTCCTGAATAAAGACCTTGCCACGGTCGCCAGACAAATTAACCCGTACATAAAAGTTGATATACCGGAAACAACGCGCGGCGCTCTTTACTCGTTCGTTTACAACGTGGGCGCTGGCAATTTCAGAACATCGACGCTTCTTCGCAAAATAAACCAGGGCGATATCAAAGGCGCATGTGATCAGCTACGTCGCTGGACATATGCTGGCGGTAAGCAATGGAAAGGTCTCATGACTCGTCGTGAGATTGAGCGTGAAATCTGTTTGTGGGGTCAGCAATGAACAGAGTAACCGCGATTATCTCCGCTCTGGTTATCTGCATCATCGTCTGCCTGTCATGGGCTGTTAATCATTACCGTGATAACGCCATTACCTACAAAGCCCAGCGCGACAAAAATGCCAGAGAACTGAAGCTGGCGAACGCGGCAATTACTGACATGCAGATGCGCCAGCGTGATGTTGCTGCACTGGATGAAAAATACACGAAGGAGTTAGCTAATGCGAAAGCTGAAAATGATGCTCTGCGTGATGATGTTGCCGCTGGTCGTCGTCGGTTGCACATCAAAGCAGTCTGTCAGTCAGTGCGTGAAGCCACCACCGCCTCCGGCGTGGATAATGCAGCCTCCCCCCGACTGGCAGACACCGCTGAACGGGATTATTTCACCCTCAGAGAGAGGCTGATCACTATGCAAAAACAACTGGAAGGAACCCAGAAGTATATTAATGAGCAGTGCAGATAGAGCTGCCCATATCGATGGGCAACTCATGCAATTATTGTGAGCAATACACACGCGCTTCCAGCGGAGTATAAATGCCTAAAGTAATAAAACCGAGCAATCCATTTACGAATGTTTGCTGGGTTTCTGTTTTAACAACATTTTCTGCGCCGCCACAAATTTTGGCTGCATCAACAGTTTTCTCCTGTCCAATTCCCGAAACGAAGAAGTGATGGGTGATGGTTTCCTTTGGTGTTACTGCTGTCGGTTTGTTTCCAACAGTAAACGTCTGTTGAGCACATCCTGTAATAAGCATTGCCAGAGCGGCAGAAAACAACATTTTTTTCATCTTATTATCCTGCATTGTTAAAAACGGCAGAATCCTATGTGACAACAATTAAACGATAGTTAAATGGATTGATGAAAATTAAAACTATATAGGTGGATGCTCAGCCTATTGGAGGAGGGGGGGCACTCAGAATCCTGTGGAATGAAATAAACCGCTCTTTCTGTCCATTACCCTTTTAGCTGCGCTGTATCGTCGCCGTATTCCCGCATTAACCATGACCGTAGCCCGACGGGGAATTCCTTCTGCGTGAGTGTGCGGGAATAATCAAAAACGATGCACACCGGGTTTTACTGTGCTGACAGACGCAGGGTTACCCTCATAGTCGCTTTTCCGGTGCGATGGTGGAAGAAACCGGGATGTTTATTCATCATCACTCTGGATTGATGTATATGCTCTCTTTTCTGACGTTAGTCTCCGACGGCAGGCTTCAATGACCCAGGCTGAGAAATTCCCAGACCCTTTTTGCTCAAGAGCGATGTTAATTTGTTCAATCATTTGGTTAGGAAAGCGGATGTTGCGGGTTGTTGTTCTGCGGGTTCTGTTCTTAGTTGACATGAGGTTGCCCCGTATTCAGTGTCGCTGATTTGTATTGTCTGAAGTTGTTTTTACGTTAAGTTGATGCAGATCAATTAATACGATACCTGCGTCATAATTGATTATTTGACGTGGTTTGATGGCGTAGATGCACGTTGTGACATGTAGATGATAATTATTATCATTTTGCGGGTCCTTTCCGGCGATCCGACAGGTTACGGGGCGGCGACCTCGCGGGTTTTCGCTATTTATGAAAATTTTCCGGTTTAAGGCATTTCCGTTCTTCTTCGTCGTAACTTAATGTTTTTATTTAAAATACCCCCTGAAAAGAAAGGAAACGACAGGTGCTGAAAACGAGCTTTTGGGCCTCTGTCGTTTCCTTTCTCTGTTTTTGGCCGTGGAATGAACAATGGAAGTCAACAAAAAGCAGCTGGCTGACATTTTCGGTGCGAGTATCCGTACCATTCAGAACTGGCAGGAACAGGGAATGCCCGTTCTGCGAGGCGGTGGCAAGGGTAATGAGGTGCTTTATGACTCTGCCGCCGTTATAAGATGGTATGCCGAAAGGGATGCTGAAATTGAGAACGAAAAGCTGCGCCGGGAAGTTGAAGAACTGCGGCAGGCCAGCGAGACAGATCTCCAGCCAGGGACTATTGAGTACGAACGCCATCGACTTACGCGTGCGCAGGCCGACGCACAGGAGCTGAAAAATGCCAGAGACTCCGCTGAAGTGGTGGAAACCGCATTCTGTACTTTCGTGCTGTCGCGGATCGCAGGTGAAATTGCCAGTATTCTCGACGGGATCCCCCTGTCGGTGCAGCGGCGTTTTCCGGAACTGGAAAACCGACATGTTGATTTCCTGAAACGGGATATCATCAAAGCCATGAACAAAGCAGCCGCGCTGGATGAACTGATACCCGAACACGGCACTGGTCGGCGTGCAGGTGGACTCGGAGCAGTTCGGCAGCCAGCAGGTGAGCCGTAATTATCATCTTCGCGGGCGCATTCTGCAGGTGCCGTCGAACTATAACCCGCAGACGCGGCAATACAGCGGTATCTGGGACGGAACGTTTAAGCCGGCATACAGCAACAACCCGGCCTGGTGTCTGTGGGATATGCTGACCCACCCGCGCTACGGCATGGGGAAACGTCTTGGTGCGGCGGATGTGGATAAATGGGCGCTGTATGTCATCGGCCAGTACTGCGACCAGTCAGTGCCGGACGGTTTTGGCGGCACGGAGCCGCGCATCACCTGTAATGCCTACCTGACCACGCAGCGTAAGGCGTGGGATGTGCTCAGTGATTTCTGCTCGGCGATGCGCTGTATGCCGGTATGGAACGGGCAGACGCTGACGTTCGTGCAGGACCGACCATCAGATAAGGTGTGGACCTATAACCGCAGTAATGTGGTGATGCCGGATGATGGCGCGCCGTTCCGCTACAGCTTCAGCGCCCTGAAGGACCGCCATAATGCCGTTGAGGTGAACTGGATTGACCCGAATAACGGCTGGGAGACGGCGACAGAGCTTGTTGAAGATACGCAGGCCATTCTCCGTTACGGTCGTAACGTCACGAAGATGGATGCCTTTGGCTGTACCAGCCGGGGGCAGGCACACCGCGCCGGGCTGTGGCTGATTAAAACGGAGCTGCTGGAAACGCAGACCGTGGACTTCAGCGTGGGTGCCGAAGGGCTTCGCCATGTACCGGGCGATGTCATTGAAATCTGCGATGATGACTATGCCGGTATCCGCACCGGCGGGCGCGTGCTGGCGGTAAACAGCCAGACCCGGACGCTGACGCTCGACCGTGAAATCACGCTGCCATCTTCCGGCACCACGCTGATAAGCCTGGTTGACGGGCAGGGGAGTCCGGTCAGCGTGGAGGTTCAGTCCGTCACCGACGGCGTGAAGGTGAAAGTGAGCCGTGTTCCTGACGGCGTTGCTGAATACAGCGTATGGGGGCTGAAGCTGCCGACGTTGCGCCAGCGCCTGTTCCGCTGCGTGAGTATCCGTGAGAACGACGACGGCACGTATGCCATCACCGCCGTGCAGCATGTACCGGAAAAAGAGGCCATCGTGGATAACGGGGCGCACTTTGACGGCGACCAGAGCGGCACGGTAAATGGTGTCACGCCGCCAGCGGTGCAGCACCTGACCGCAGAAGTCACCGCAGACAGCGGGGAATACCAGGTGCTGGCCCGCTGGGATACGCCGAAGGTGGTGAAGGGCGTGAGCTTCCTGCTTCGCCTGACCGTGGCAGCGGATGACGGCCGTGAGCGACTGGTCAGCACGGCCCGGACGACGGAAACCACTTACCGCTTCACACAACTGGCTCTGGGGAACTACAGGCTGACAGTCCGGGCAGTAAATGCGTGGGGGCAGCAGGGCGAGCCGGCGTCGGTATCGTTCCGGATTGCCGCACCGGCAGCGCCGTCGCAGATTGAGCTGACACCGGGGTATTTTCAGATAACCGCCACGCCGCATCTTGCGGTTTATGATCCGACGGTACAGTTTGAGTTCTGGTTCTCGGAAAAGCGGATTGCGGATATCAGGCAG